GTTTTTTCTTCCGGTGTCATAATAACTCCTTTGTATTTTATTTTAGAAATGAAGCCCCGATGTTGTCGGGGCTTAAAATGTCACTTATTAATATTTATTTTTTTGTTGATTTTTTTGTTGATTTTTTTGTCATTGCTTTAACTGGTTCAATAATTTCAATTATCTTAGCGGTAATTTTCAATTTTAGCATTAATCCTTTAATAAATTGGTAAGTAAAAATGCCATTTGATATTAAGCCAATTACTATTGCGTTAAGTATTAATGCGAATGTACCAAGTGTTATGGCATTCAATAAACCTAAAACATTTAATAAAATCAAAGCAATTAATATTGCTTCAAACTGATACCAAGAGATGAATTTAATTTTGCCGGCAAACCATTCGGACAATTTAGTAATAAATCCGAGTTTTTTTGTATATTCAGTCAATAGTGTTACTACAATTGCTAACAATATTAAACTAATTAGATAACCAAGTAATTCAAACATAATTTATTCTCCTGTTATTAATATTCAAGTACTGCGTAATCGTATGCGAGAGTTAATTCTGCCATAACAACATCTGCTCCTGATGACCAATCTAAGTCACCAAAACTTGCTGCTACAATTAAAGCACCCTTAATTACCCACTGCTCTACAACATCACCAACCGGACCTAAAAGGTTAAGAGTCAAATCTTTTTTGTAGAAATCTGCATAGCCTCTACGACCTGTTAAAGACTCGTGTCCAAGTCTTACCCATTCCATTACCGCCTGTGCAGCTGAAGGAACAATTGGGTCATAAAGTGAAATGGTAATGTCCTGCCATTCTCCTTTACCTTGCAATTTTCTCTTGATGTTGATATGGTCAATTGTTATTGTTTCAAAATTTATTGATGGTCTGTTTGCCATTTTTACCATATAAGCTGGAACATCATTAATATACATAATAAATCTATTTTTTACCTTTGGTTCAAACGGTGTAAAAAACATTTCATTAGCGTCAAGTATTTTTGCCATTCTGTTTCTCCAGAAAATTTAATTATTATTATATAATAATAAATATATTCTTTTTTAGTTTTTTGCGCTTTTCCTAAAGGTTCCACGCATTTTATATTATATAAATATACCGAATTTCTAAATTATCTCACTTTTACTCATTTTTAAGGACATTAAATGTCTCTTTTTTACCGCCAGGATAAGAATACATAAAAATCGATGAAGATGTCAATATAGGCATCTTTAAGTTGCTTACATATTTCTCTCCTTCGCCTGGTTTTACATATGCTATCGTTACATGTGGTTTATAGTCTTTATGTGTCTCGGTATATTCGAAATTCTGTCTTACTATCTCATTTAACTTATTTAACATTTTAGATTGTACATCAAATTTCACAACATCAAACATCTTTGTTGAAAATATATCTATCTTAGTTAGTTTAATTGAAATTGGTCTTTTTAATGTATTCAACATTTTCTTTATCCTCTCAACATCAACTGCTTCACTAAACCCATATAATATGGTTACATGTGGTTCAAATTCGTAACCAAAATCTTGCTGTGCATTATTATATATATCTTCTTCTTTAACATATTTTTCAACATAATTTTTCCACCATGGAAATTCCAATTTCAACATCAAACATCCGAATTCTGTTTGTATTTCATTTATTTTATTTTCACTTGTATGTGTTAATTGATATTGTTGGGCCGGAGAAAGTGTAGATGTCCTTTTTTTAGAACCAACTCCTGTATAAACATCTGGTTTTTTTGCCATTGGACTTAAAGTGTGTAATTCTTTTCTTTTATTTAACGCATCATAATATAAAGAAGGATTTTTCATTATATTTGGCTTCCAATCAAAAACTGGAATAAAATACGATTCTTCATAATCGTCATCTCTAAGCCATTTCATAGAATCTTCATAATAGTCCCATGTAACTTTAGGAATATCTATTTTCCAAGACGAATTAATTTTAATATTTTTATCATTATATTTGTTTATACTATCTATCATATCCAAAAATTGTTGCTTTGTATCTGTATAATCCCATAAAGATATAATTTTTTCATTCACCCATACCCTGCCAGAAATTGAACCTCCTTTCTTAGAATAAATTCTAATTGTTTGAATCCTATCATGAAATTGTCCAAACTCTGCAAAATAAGTTTTTTGAGATTCAATTCTATAAATAAAAGGTATAGCATCTTTATCTATTGCACTCAGCTTTTTCTGTTTTCCATTATCAATATAACGAACTTCATCTGCCCATTCTTTTATATTTTCACTTGTTGATTTCATTTGGTGCCTCTGGGTTGTTGTTAGTTTTGCTGGTAATTTTTTTGAACCTATGCCAGGCGATACATCCGAACTTTTTGCAACGGGAGATAACATATGTTTCAATTGCATTGATTTCTTTTTTCGTTTTGATTTTGGAGCATTGGATATCAACCCCGCATCATATTTATCTATAGGTATATAAACTGATTTGGTAGCCTTGCCGGAATACATAGCCGCATCATAATTTTTAACATGTAATTTTCCTCCCCGGTATTTAATATATTTTTTAGATAATAATTCGCTTGCGATTTCTATCTTCCAACTGCTATTTATATTCAAATCTGGATATTCATTATTCAAATCTTTTATTATCTTTTGTAATCTACTCTTACTTTCGGGATATCCCCAAAATGAAATCGCCTTTTGGTCAGCAAAAACACGACCAGCATAATTGTTAGTTAAGTCCGAATCATCGAATGTATCTATACCAATAAATCTATGTGCAGTTTCATATGACGATTTTAATTCGCCATCTACATACCCAAATGCTATTGAATTTTTGGTAGGATATCCATATATTCTTCCTTTATATTTAATACCATCTGCCCACTCATTCATGCTTTCTGATGTGGATTTCATTTGGTGCCTCTGCGTTGCTGTCATATCAACAGGTCTCTTTTTAGAACCTATATCACCAACTACATCAGATTTTTTTGCAAACGGACTTCTCATGTGCTGTTGCATTTGAGTATCCTTTTCTTTTTTATATTCGCTTGGATTTTTCATTATATCTGGAGTCCAATAAAATATTGGAATCAAATAAGATTCTATTTCTCTGAACCCCATTGCCTTAGCTTCTCTCGAAGCATCATTAGCTATACTTGTCCAGTTTTTTCCCATAAAATTTATTGCTACCATTGGTATATCCATTTTCCAAGATGCATCTATTTTTCCTAATTTATTTTTTTGCATCTCATCACTTAATTTTTTTAACATTGCATTATACATTGCCTTAGTGTCTGGATATTCCCATACTGAAAGTACCTTTTCTTTTGTCCAAATTCTTCCTGGTATATAAACTTTATGTGTGAAATTTCCTTTTGGAACACTACTATGTGTGTTTGATTCTTCTCCAAAACTTACAGAATAATTTTTTATATTATAAAAAAATGGATATGAACCTGGGTCTTCATTATCTAAATCTAATTCACCACTACTTACCATATCTGCCCATTCATTTAAATGGTCTTTTTTAGGTGTAGTTCCAACTGGTCCATACATATGTTTCCATTCATATCTGGTATCACCCTTTGTGAGCCAACCTTCGTTTTGTAATTCTTTCATTGCGGTATCATAACTATCTTTGCCAAAAAATTCGCTGATGTAATTTTTATAGCCATGCCAATTATTTAGATTTACCGAACGACTTGGCATCTGTATAAAAATATCTCTTATTGCTGCCTTTGCATATTCTTTTATATCATTATCTGGTAATGAAACTATTGCTCCATATGATTCTGTTAGTTTGGCGAGCCTTCTCCTAATAATAGTTTCTGCTATTGCCCAATCCGGAATAGACTCTCCGGCATTTTTATCATTAATTATATCATATACAAATTCAATTCTACTTTTATAGAAATTCATTCCATTTTTATATAATGCTTTTACTTGACCTTTCACAGCTTTATACAAAGATGTGTCTCTTTCATGTTTATCTTCCAAAAATTGTAATAATTCTTTCAATTCTGGGATTTCCATATTCCATGCAATTTTTAAAAATTCAACATCATTCATTTTATTCATTTCAATGAATTTATCATTTTTCATATCTTCTGATATTAAATTTTTAAGTTTCATACTAATTCCTAATTAATCACAAAAGTCACATCGTATCTATCTAATGGGTCTTTAATACTTCCTGCACCTGCGGCTGTAATAATCACGTTTAATTTATCTGGTCTTTGATTTTGGTTGGTAAAAGGAATTTCACACCACCAAATTTTTCTTGCTGGAACTCCACCTTCTTTTTGATATTCTGTTTTTTCTATAGAAATTGGAATCATTCCACGGTGTAAATCGCCTATGATACCATTAATTGGTTGCCAAGCATCATCACTGAAAAATCCTCTTAACTTTTCATATACCTTAAAATTCTTTGTAATATATTTTATGGCTTGTTGCTTTCTCATTCCATCTATTGGAGTGCTCTGGAATTCTTCTGGTATTAAAGTTTTTAGTTTCATTATTGCCCTCCAGATTTTTTTATTACATCCTGGATATCTTTACCATATACTTGATTAACATATTTCTTTTCATTGTCCATTAATTTAGAATTTATTATATTTCTAATTCCTTTTGTGCCCTTTGTTTTTAAGTGATTCACCACTTCTGGGTCTTTTGATAATCTATCTAAAATTGGTGTTATAGTTTTATCCCTTTTCCAATTGTTATATAAATTTTTAACTCCGCCCATATCAATTGCCTTTAAAGTAAATTTAACTGCTGGAGGTAAAAATGTTAAAATTAAAGACATTGCTAATAAACCAGCTGAAATTTGTGAGTAAATATCTTCTTTGATAACACCCTCAACAAAATTACCTTTTTGGTCAATTAAATTAATATTTCCATGGTCACTAACAAACCATATGTCTGGTGACCAGTTGTTTGTTTTTTGCCAATCACTTACGGCTTTTAATGACTTTTCCATATCAGGAAATTCACCAACAAATTTACCACCACATGAGACGCCATACCCTTTCATCGGCAAATCTTCTATGAAACAATCATCGTCTTGTGGCTCCCTTTGCTCTGGATTGTCTGCATTTGAGAATTCATCACTATCAAAATAGTCAACTTCATTTAATGCTTTGTGTATTTCTTCTTTGATAAGTTTTTGCAATTTATTCATTGTTTTCTCCATTACAATGTTTTTAAAAGGTCAGTTGCAGCTTGACCAGAATATAAATCATGTGCAGCATCTTCGTTTTCTTCCATCCATCTTTCTATATGTGGTAAAAGTTCCTCTTTAGATATATTATTTAATTTCTTTTGTAATGTAAAATATCTAAGGAGTACACTTCTTGATTTTTTGTCGACAAAAGTTTTTAATATTTCCAGCGGACCTTTATCAGCTTCCAATTTTTCATAAAAATCTTCAGAAACTGTTTTCATGTCACCAAACAATTTAAATAAATCTGATACAAGTTCGTAAAGTTTTTCGTCTTTCGTAGCTTCTGTGATATTCTCTCCGACTCCCATTTTACCAAACTGCTGTGGTACCAACCCTGTTATTTGAGGACTATTATCATATTTGTGTTCAATCGTTTGCATAACTTGCTCAGCTTCGTGTTTTGCATTAGCTTCACTTGGTGCCCACACATAAAATTGTATTGTCGCAACATACCTATTTTGACTTTCTTCTTTGAGAGTCTTTTTTAATTCTTCTTTAATCATATTTTTAATGTCTGATTTTTTCATTTATTTTCTCCATTTACATTTCTTGTTCCTTTGGGCCTTTTAATCCATTATCTTTAAAAAATTGATTTATGATAGGTGATATTTTTTCTACATCTAATCCTTGTCCTTCCATATAACCATAATCAACTATTATTGCTCCTTCTGGTGTTAAATTAACACAAGATAATACGGTTTTGAGGTCTCTATTCAAACCTTTATCCCCAGTTATATTTAATCTTGCTATTAAATATTTACCAAGGTCTTTTCGTAATTTATTAAATTTGTTTTTATCCATTTTTTTTCTCCGTCGTCTATTTAAACACAATTCATATAATATAAATATGGAAGCAAAAGAAAACCCGCCATTTTCAGGCGGGTTTCATTAATTATCTACTCATTTTGACTAAAAATTATGCTCCGAAAGTTGCTCCGGTTGGCGTAATGTTGAAGTCAATCTTAATCATTTCTGCGGTCTTTGTTGGCTGTAACCAAATTGCACCAACCATCATGTTTCTATCGATAACATCTGGTGTGTTGTTGGTTTCGTCCATTACGACCTTGAATGTATAGAGACCTTGTTTCTGTTGTACTGAATCAAGATAAGGAGTTACGATGTTGATAAATCGAGTCCTTGTCTGTACCGTGTTCTGCTCAAATACAAGATACTTTGTTGCAGATGCGATATATTTCTTTAATTCAATTAACAATCTTCTAACATTAATCCTGTCAAGTGCTGATGCTTTTACTTGAAGTGTTTTCTGACCCCAAGTTACAATGCCTTGATTGATGAATGTTACAATTGGATTTACTCTACCTTCATATAAATTATCTCTTTCAGCTTGTGTCAATCTTGTATATACTTGAGTTGCCTCTGATATGCCGCCTCTGTTTAATCCTGCAGGTGCGTACCATGGTGCTGCAACTTTATCGTTGAATGCCATAACTGCGGCAATAACAACTGTAGGTGGAACCCACAAGTATTTTGTATTGTCGTTGTCATACATCTTAACCCACGGATAGTATGTTGCTGAATAATTAGAATCGATTCCTGTTACTGCGTCGATAGCGTCTGCTACTGATGCTTCTAATCCGACCGGGTCAAAGAAGAAGAATGTATCGCCTCTGCCTTCTGCCATATCGTTTGCGTATGTTATTACTGAACCGTGATAGATATTTAATATACCAGGCAATACTAACATGTTTATATCGAATTCGTCTGGGTTTGCAACTGTGTCAATTGCTTTTCTATATGCTAATGTTCCTAATGCTACAGGAGATGAACAGTTAAGTCCCATTACGTTTGCTGCTGTTATTCCTGAACCAACATTTTTAGGTATTACAGGGTCAAAGCCGTCAAAGCCACCTTGTAATGCTACAGAGAATCTTCTACTCTTAGCTGGTGCTGATGTTGTCCACGTTACTGTTCCTGTGTTTGCTCCACTTCCTGATTGCATCTGTGCTGAATCTAATGTGAATCCTGAATTTGATAATAATACAGGATTTCCCAATAAAACTGCTGGAATTGGTTTCAATACAAAATTATTATCTGTATCTGAAAAATCAAATCCAAGATAATACTTAAAGTTGAACGAACTTGTTGCTGCTGCACCTGTATCTATTTGGTCTGATTTTTGTACCGTTCTATGTGATAATGTAAATAAACTTTCACCAACTACTGGTCTATAATATTCTCCAAATCCATAAGGCACTTCTGTTGCGCCATATGCTTCATACATTTCTACTCTTACATATTTACTCTTGTTTGTGAAATCACCATCTACATATACTTTGGGATTACCATCTGGGTCATTTGCTACCCATCGTTTTTGGTCACCAAT